CCTAATCCCTGTCTTCCTGCAATGGTGAGCAACCTACCACTAGTCCCTGTCTTAGATCCACCTTTCAACCTTGTCAGTGACTAGGTTTTGCTGTGAAAAGTCTCCTCCACGAACAAGGATGTCAGTGGCCTGCTGGGGGGTGTCGATAAAGGCCTGGAGCATCCGGTTCCATCTGTCTCTCTTTTCCATGAGGATGGCCTCTTGCTGGGACACAGCCATGACATCCTGGAAGTACTTCACCCCAAGAGCAAGGCAGTCGAGTCTGTCGTCGTGCTTTACCGCCCCCTTCTCCCGACACATCCTAGTCAGCTGGTACATCAGCATCCGGGGAAGGCGCTCTTCGGGGGCCATGTTCTGGTTTGACTGGTAATCCCAGGTGACCAGGCGAGAGTCAATGACAAGTCGATGTTGGTTAAGGACTGGTTCAAGCGTGTCGATGATCCGGTCTTCCTTTCGAGTGGTCGACCTGACCTCCTCAAAGTCCATACCGATCTTCATCTCGATGGCGTGCTTTTTCATGACCTCCATGACCAGGCCATCCCCAAAGTTGGACTCGATCAGGCACTTGGTCGCCCCATACTGCTTGCCCATTCTCAGGATGTCAGTCAAGGTTCTATCGGAATACCCATCCTGGGAGGCGTAAATTGCTCGAAGAAAGAGGTTCCCGTTAAGTTGACTGATGACCATTGCTACGGTCTCGTCCTTTCCTCGGCCAGAAGGATCGACACTTAAAAGCGTTTCCCCCCATGGGGCCGACTCACCGGTCTCAGCGGGTCCATGCCAACGGTCCCCCGGTAGAGCTACTGCGGGAAGGTCTAGCAGTGTGCTTTTGTCTGTCCTCCAAACAAGGGAGGTGGGCCCTCGGTCGTGATCCAGGGAAAGGCAGATGATGTCGGAAATCTTAAGGGGAAACTTCAGTGCGTCCGACAGGGACGTGTCTAGCTGGAACTGGAGCATGAAGTTTGACCGAGACATGCTCTGCTCACGCTCAAGCAGGTTGATCTCAGAGAAGCGGGTGTCCGTGGGCTTCCACGCCAAAGACTCTAGGCCTTCCCTGTCGATGTCATCCTGAAGGTCCTGAGCCAGTACGTCCTCATACCCCACCAGATTTTTGGGGTACCTGGCGGGCCATACCATTGGCTGGTAGTTCCGCTCACGAAGGGTCCGGTAGATGGTGAAGGTTGTCTGAGGAGTGCCAAGAAAGATGATCCGGCTGTCGTCCTTTGGGGTAAGAACAGACTCACCCTCAGTGACCAGCTGAAGCAGTTTCTCTCGCATCAGGTCCGTAGCTGAGTTCGAGGGCACCTCCACGTCGTCAAAGATGATCACGTCTGCGCGACTACCAGTGAGCTGGCCCGTGATGCCGACACTCTTCACGGAGGGGCTCTGAGCCGGACGACAGCCATATACATCAAAGCTCACCCTGGACCACCGTTGGTCATCATCCTTTGGTGTCAGGTGGTTAAGCCACGAGATCTCGATCAGACACTTCTGGCAGAAGATGGTGAAGTCATCAGCACGCTGCTTTGAGGCGGACACCACCATGATCTTCTTGTCTCGGTCCCGAAAGAGGATCCACAAAGTAAAGGCAGCAGCAATCCACGACTTTCCTAGACCACGAAAGGCCTGGATCTGAAGTCGCTTGGGTCCGTCTTGAAGGTACCTAGCAATGGCGATTTGGGCCCTGGTTGGACGAGGCAGGTCTAGCGACTTCCATACCAAGGACAGGAACAGCGGAAAGGAGGCCTTCAGGCGGTCCTCTAAGGCGGTTTGATTTGTCATAAGGTATTAGGAGACCCAAAAGGGAAAAGAGGGCCCTTGTAGAGCCCCCTAGACGCCTCTCAGGGCATTATTTCTTTTTCTTGCCCTTACGAGCAGAAGATAGGCTTGCAGCAACGGCCTGTTTTTGAGGGTAGCCCTCCTTCATCATCTTGCGGATGTTGGAGGACACCGTCTTCTTGGAAGAGCCTTTTTTGAGAGGCATCTGCTTACTTCATTTGGGTGGTGTACTTCTTGCCATTCCAGCTGAAGGTCTTCACGCCAGCACGACGAGCATCGCGGAACGCAGAGTCAAAGCTCTTTGCCGAGGTGTTCTTGCCGCTGCGGGCGTTGGTGGCCTTCTTGGAGGCAAGCTTCTTCAAGGCAGCCTGCTCTTCGCGGTTGCGAGCAGTCTCCTGAGCGGTAGGCTTACGAGGCTGAAGCTCTTTACCACCACGAGCACGGGCAGCGGTCAGGGTACCAGCAGCGGTGTTGCGGGCGCTGAGCACGGTACCAGCCAGAGCAGCCAAGCCACCACCACGAGCAGCACCACCAGCTGCCCGCATGTTACGAGCATTCCGAAGGGTGTTGGTCATCCGCTGGGACGCAGCACGAGCACCACGGCTGGTCTCAGCAGCTTGACGGATTGCCTGACCCTGGGCGGTAGCGCGGGCTTGACGAGCAGGAGACGGAGTGCCTACGGTGGTTTGGCGCATCACCTGGGCGCCCACCTTGGGCAGGTTGACTCCACGGGCACGGCTGTTGGGCATGGTCACGGCACGACCACGAGCACCGCCTTGAACTGGCTTACCCTGGGCTTGGCGATTGGCCTGGACGGCCTTGGCCCGCAGCTGCCGCATCTGGGGGCTAGACCCGTTGGTGATAGCACGAGGCTGACGAGCAGCAGGAGGCTTGGTCCCGGTGACCCGAGCCGTACCAGAACCGACACCAGCACCCCCCTGAGAGACTTTGGCGTTAGACACGCTTGCCCGGTTCTGACGACCCTTGCTAGTGGTCACGGGTTTGTTGGTCTTCCGCTTGCTGCGGTTAGACGAGGAAGTCACACGAGGTGCCATTACCCTCAGGCCTCTACGCGGCGAACACGACCAGTCTTGAGACCAGTGTTAGCAGAGGGCACCCGATCGGCCTTACGAACAGCCTGGATGGCGGTGGTGGCAGCAGCAACGGTTGCGTTGAGGGCAACAGTGGTCGCCGAGGTGGCGATGGTGTTATTCAGTTCGTGATTGTCGATTTGACCAGGGGCGGTCGAAATGTTGCCGTAGGCGGAACCGCCAGCAGGAAGAGTAGCCATGATGTTTTTCAGGTTGCAATGTGAGAGATGACTCGGCTGAAGTTGCCAAGGTCGAAGGTGGGCTGGTTGACCCACCAGGAAAGCCAATGAGCAGACCCTTTGGCTTGATTGCACGAGCGGCAGGCCGGGACAAGGTTGCGGGTCTCATCCCGACCGCCATGGGTCTTAGGTCGAACGTGATCCAGAGTCAGATTGTCTTCCGATCCGCAGTACGCACATCGGTTCCCCCAAAAGGCCTTGATGTCTTGACGCCAGAGACGCTTTGCTTCGGAAGCAGTCATGACAATCAGCTCCTGGAGGTAGTGATCCGGGGTTGGCAGGGGGCACATTAGCTGAAACTAGCTAACTTAAAAAAGATTAAGTTAAATCTATTTCTTGCCCTTCTTTTTGGGAAAGCCCGCCTTCATGTTGGCGTAGGCCTTGGGGGTGATGGTGCTGTTCTTTTTGGATCGACTGGTGCCGGCCTTCTTACGCTTGTTCATGTTGGCGTAGAGGCCAGGCGGTTTGGAATTGCCCTTGTTCATTTTTTGGTTGACTTGCCGTTGTGACCATTACGAGCCCGGTTCGTGCGCGGGCTTTCAAGGACCATTTTTCCAGAACGGGTGTGGGAGAGATCGTGCCCTCCCTTCCCAGCAATGCCCCTGCGACGACGCTCTGTCCATCGTTCCTCCGAGGCATTCTTGACTGCTGGCTTCTTATTAAGTTTGCGTTGGTAGGCGGCCTTCTTTGCGGCTGCCTTGGGGTTGCTTGCGTAGTAGCGAGCTGACTTGCTTTTAGGGGCGGCCATTTCTTCCCTCAATCAAGGATCGGATAAGACGGACCTCTTCGGTCATGGCCTGCTGCGCCCGTGTTTGGTCTTCGATGCTGCGCTCCAAACGCTTCTCGATTTGCTGGATGTGGGCAGTAAGTGACGAGCTTTGGACAAGAAGGCTTACGGTTGTAATGCCACTCCACCCAGCAAGGGCCGCAATCCCAGCAAGCACGGCCCCACGGACCTGCTCAGGCATTTCATTTTCATTATTTGATCGCACGTTCGACATCGTCCAGGTCAACCTCAATGGATTCGAGAAGTGCTGCCAAAGGAGAACCTGACACGGGAACTCCGGTGATGTTGTTCTTGGCAAGCCAGTCGATGGCGGCCTTAATGTCGGCGGTGGAGCAACCAGGACCTTCCTTGATCCGGTTGGCCAGCTCCTCAGTCACCAGGCGGTGAAGCTCGTTGAACTGGTCTTCGTTGGCTCTAGACATGGTCAGGGCTTGTCTTCAACCAGTTGGCCGGCCCACATCGGGTAAAGCAGGTTGAGGTTGACCTCCTTTTTGACCCAACCGATAGTAGTGTATTCCCAGACACCAGACAAGCCGGAATCATAAACCTGACCAAGGGTCGGAGCTGGGCTGGTAGGAAAGGTCGGGTAGACGGGATGAGTCATTTGTCGTTCTCTCGGATGAGTTGAATAAGCTTTTGAGGGTAGGCAGGGTCGGTTGCGTACCCTTGATCACGGAGCATGTGGCAGCAAGACTCCCAATTAGGGGCGTTATTCACACCACGATAGCCTTTGTAGTCCCTGTACCACATGGTGACAAGGTGACTGACGCACTCCTGAGGGGTCTGGTAGTCCTTGAAGGTGTCGGTGATGGTCACCCACTTGCCGTTCAGGAACTCCTTTGTCTCTTTGGTGGTGCCTGGGACCCCCTTGATGCCAAAGAAGTTGTTCTTTCCTGAGGTGTGCTTGCCGAAACCACTCTCAAGGGCCCATTGGGCAGCAACAACCTGCGGGAATCGCGCTCCAGCGGCCTTTGCGGCGGCCTTAACACCGTCCCAGGTGTTGGAAAAGACCACCTGAGGGGCCTTTGGAGCATCGATCTTGTCCAAAGTCACATACCACCCGGTCCCTGGGCCCTCAACCTCCCATCTACGGGACCAGTTCTTCCAGGTATAGGCAGCCTGACGGCCTCCAACGCCTGGGCGGGGGTATCCACCGTTGACGTTGTCCAGCTCACCGTACGGATCGTGGACAATCACGTGGCTTTCGGTGATTCCAATGACCAGGATCCAGTGCCCGCCACCCCGAGGGGCCGTGTTTGGGCCGTGATGGAGGAACCCACAGGGGATGGGACGCCCTGCTGCCAGCTGCTCAACGAGTTTGGTGCGGGTGCCGTCTTGCTTGAAGGTGGCTTTGACTTTGTAGTCGGCAGCAGCACGCACCTGGGCAGAGGCAGAGGTGGTGTCTCCGTACTTCAGGACGGTTCGGAGGTAGTCGTCGTCCGCGTTGACCCCAGAAAGGGCGTTGGGCCACAGGTACTTGATGCCCATGGCCATGGAAGAGCTGAAGCACATCCTGTCCGCGTGGGCAGTACGGCTATCCAGCTGCGGGTAATACTGCTTGACCGGAAGGATGATGCTGGTCACAGCCGGTTGACCTCCTTCTGGATCTCAGCCAGCTTGGCTTTGACGGAGCGGATGGCGTCGTCTTCCTTGCGGAACAGCTTGAGCTGACCGACGATGCCCTGGGCCACCTGCACGAGGTTGTTGCCCTTGATAGGCAGGTAAGGGACCAGCTCGTCAAACAGGAAGAGGACGAGGAAAGCAGCTGCCTCAACGGACAGCTTGATGCCGTAGAACTCAATCATTATTGAAGTCCAAAGAGAGTTTTCAGTTCGTCAACCGTCAGCCCCGCTGCTTCCAGCTTCTGCTCGGTAGTGAGCACCGGTGCAGGTTCGGTATCTGGAGCAGGCTCGGGGGTGTTGCCAGCAGCGACCCACTCCAGATAGGCCAGGTAGTCGGTGTTGGCGGGGTCGGGTGGGATGAAGGCGTTATCGGCGAGGCGGAGGATGGTGTCGCCGGTGGTGAGTTGGTAGGTCATGGGTCAAAGCTCAATAGCTGCGGTGTATGAAGCGGACTGCGGACCAGATGTATTTGTCGCATAAAAACCTGAAGTAGAAGCGGCTAGACCACTAACGGTACCAGTAGTTGTCACTGTGACCGTCGGAACTGATCGCATTTGGACAGGAAATTGAACAGACTGATACTGATTATTGACAGGAAAAATAAAAGTATTAGCTGAAGTGCTTATGTAGTACCTCTGGCACAGACTTAGCTCCTGCCCGTAGCTCCTGCGCTCAAACGGGGTGGCGACGGTGCCGGGTTCGAGTTGAACGTTGCCGATCGTCCAGGTGCCGGAGGTCTGTGCGCCAACCGTGAAGACAATCTCGATGCCGGTGGTGGCAGCCGAGGGGATGCTGATCTGCGTTGAGTAGCGGGTGACGGTGCTGTTGACCGTGAAGGTGCCTGTGGCGATCTGCGTGCGGGTCGGCACTGCCAGCGAGCCAAATGTGTCGGCCGTGGTGGCGTAGTAGGCCGTCCAGGTCACGGTGGTCAGCAGGCTGTTCGCTAGATCGACGCTCAGCGTTGCCGTTGTGCCCGCCAGGTCTGCGCTGTTGAGCTGCTCAATGCGTTGACCGAAGCCGATGGCGGTGACAGACGTTGCACCTGTGAACTGATAGCGATATTGGCCTGCCGTTGCACCTGTCACTCGTTGACCAGTGACGTTTGCCCCGGTGCAGTAGCCGTACCAGCGATCCACGCTGTAGGCCAGGGCCGCGCCTGCAGTGATCGTCTGCGCTGCCCCAGCATTGCGCTGGTCGATCGCCATGGCACCGTTGATGATGCGGTTCCTGGCGCCAGAGATCGGGCCGCCGTTAATGGAGCTGAGGGTGGCTGCGGTGCCGGTGTTAGAAGGGCCGGTGATGTTTGAAAGAATAAGTGTGCTCATAATCAGTCCTCGTAGAGAATGTTGACGGAACCTGCGTCAAAGGTGTTTGCGCGGGATGGTCTGCGCGAGCGGGTAGAGGTAATCGATCACCCGCTCGTACTTCTCGATCATGTAGAGGCCGTGAGCCTCCTTGGAGGGGTCCGCAGAGGCTCGCTTGCTGGTCATGGGGGTCGGCCCTGGCGGGCCTCCTATCCAAGGACCAGGTGCCCGGCCACGAAGCGAGCCCCAACGTTGCCGCCGGAGGCCCACGGAGTGAGGTTCCAGCGAGCACAACGAGAACCGGCGCTGGATCCGAGGTCCCAGTCGCCGCCCAGGATCACGGCGCGGGTCTCAGCGCCGTAGACCTGACCGCGGCTGTCGGTTTCAGAGCCGGTGGTATAGGCCGCTGGCTGGGTGGTGGTAGCGGTGTCTGCACCCCACACCCACAGCGTGCCTGTGGCCTGCGCCAAGCCGAACTTGCTCACCCGCTCCCATTGCACCGTGCCGGGGTCGGTGCCGCGGCTGCCGGCCTCAGGGGCCCCAAAGGCAGCGGCCTGGAACTCCTGCCATTGGGGCAGGCGCTTGCCAAAGCTCATTGCCACCTCGGCAAAGGTGAACCATTTGCCGTTGCCGTAGGCCGTGCTGCCATTGCCGCCAAACTGGGCGGGCACCAGCGGGGGGCTGCTGCCATCGGCAATCGTCAGGCCGATGCGGCTGCTGGGCACTGCTGAGAACGAGGCGCCTGCGTAGCTGGTGGCGCCCACCAGGTAGAGATCTCCCCAGAACCCACCCTCAATGCAGGCCATGCCGCGGGGATCGGGGCAGCTGGGCCGCCAGGTGAGATCCCACAGGCTGAACTCCAGGATCTCGGCAGAGCTGGTGGGGCTGCCGCCATTCACCGCCGTGGGCCGGCCGCTGGGGATGTAGTGGAAGCCGCCAACAATCGAGCCACCCGCGGCCCCTGCCGGTGCGGTGGTGAACGACGCATCAGCCACCAGGGCGCCGGTGCTGGGGTGCTGCCAGATGGCGTAATCGGTGTTGTTGGTGAAGCTGCCGGGCATTGTCACGGCCGTGGCCGCGCTGTATAGCCGCCCATTCAGCACAGCGCCGGCCACGATGCTGATGGCGGTGGCAGCGGTCTTGTAGAACAGCGAGCCACGATGTAGTGCGGGGCGGCGGTTGTAGAGCAAGTCGTTGCTGGTTAAAATCTGCTCGACTTGGACAACCTTGGCATCTGTCTCAAGTGAATCAGTCTTGAGTCTTCCGTAGGCCATCAGACAATCACCCAGGTAGAGTTGGAAGGAATGGTCACGGTCACACCGCTGTTGATGGTGATGGGTCCGGCTGACACTGCGTTCTTACCCGCAGTGATGCTGTAGCTAGAGGTAGATCCTAAAAGCCGAGCGGTCATGGGGTCACCTCCAGAGCTACTTTGATCTGATCAGGGGTTGAGGCGTCATCAATGGCCTCTTGGATGGCGTCGTACTTGACGCGGATCTCCTGGCGTTTGGCCTCTGCCTCAGTGGCATCCTTGCCGGGGATTTGTTTGGCGATCACGTCGTCATACGGAGCGAACTCTTCTGCTCGCTTCTGACGGCGGATGCCGTGGCCGATGGCCTTGCACCGCTCCAGGTCGTGCTCCACGCAGCAGTCGCCCATCACCCACGCGCCACGGAATGTGCGGTCGGCGGGGATGGCGTCATCTTCGACGATCTCAAAGGCCACGCCCTCGGGCACGTCCTTGGCGGCAACTTCTTCGATACTCAGCTCACCCGTGGGGATGACGACGCTGACGCCGCCATCAGGGGTGGAGTAGATAATGC